TGTTTCTACTGATGGTATGAACAGCAAAGCGTTTATAGACTTGGTTGAACAGATTACAGATAGCCACGATGCTAATTGTGATGTTCATTGTCATATAACTTTAAAACAACATAGGTACTAATATGAAAACCTTTCAATTTAAAGTAGCGGGACAGCCTGAAGTTGAGGCTGTTTCGTCTATGAGCTATAAAAAAGCTGTTAAGTCATTTCAAGCTAAAAACCCTGAGCTTAAAATAGTTGGAGTTTACCACCTGAATAAAAAAGGCGAAACTCTATTGACTTGGCAGAAGTTACCAATGGGTAGAAAGAAAAAGCTAGGCAGATGATGGACAATTATACAGCAACGGGTATAGCCGAAGGTTTTATTAAGTGTAAAGATAAAAACACTTATATAAAAGCGTGGCAACACCTAATAGATACGGGCTTATGTTGGTCTTTACAAGGTAGTTTTGGAAGGACAGCAATAGAGCTTATTAATCAAGGCGTATGTAGGAAGGCGGATAGATGAAAAGTAGAAACGCAATAAGAAAAATAATCGCTAATATATATTGGGACTTGAAAAACGACTCCAAAAATATGGAACTTCAAGATATATATTACGATGTTGGCTTAGCCGTTGGTTATTGCCAAGCCATAAATAGAGCAGATATTTCACGTAAGATATATAATACTTTTATGGAAGGTAAATAGATGATTGAAATATTTGAAATAATTATGTCAGCTCCGATGGAGCTAAAAATAATAATATTGGCGGGTTTAATCTCGCCAGTATTTCTATTAAGAAATTAAGAAATTCTACTGTGGGCGATTGACTATCGTTAAATGATGTTCAAGTTAGATAGAGGGTTCGGGTAGTTTACCACCACTATTGAGCTTGGTCTCACGTAGATAGGGGGTACTCCTAGCGGGGTACTCCCGACCCTATTTTTTTTTATACTTTAAAAAGACTAGACGGCGACTAGACGGCGATTTATACTAAAGTGCCCGTATGTAGAAGCCAAAAACATAAACACAATAACTTATAGGAGTTTATACAATATATGGATAGTAAACAAACATTACTAGAAATAATGCCTAAATACTCAGACCAATTAAAACACGAAAAAGAAATGGCTGAGCTAGGTAAACACAGAACAAACAAAAGACGAGTCTCTCACGTTGAGCGTGAAGAGGAGTCTGTTACGAGCTATGGTAAAGTTATGGTTGCCAACACAATTAGACCTTTAGCCAATGCGATAGCTGAGTATATACAAGAGACAGCTAAGAAGACTATAGGAAAACCACCTATTGCTTTTGTCAAAATGTGTGAAGTCCCACCTGAAATACTTGCTCTAATCACGGGTAAGCATATAATCAATACAATTACACAATACAAACCTTTAACTGCTACTTGTATTAGTCTTGGCGGTAAGATTGAGACTGAGATAGCTTTGAAGAACTTTAAGTTTTTAAATCCTGAGCTTTATGAAGCTGTTAAACAAGATTTAGATAAAAGGTCTTGGAACTATACTTATAAAAGAAGAAAATTAAGAGAGAGTGCTAAGCGTGGAATAGTTAAATGGGAAGAGTGGACTACACCTGAGAAATTGCACGTTGGATTAAAACTAATTGAGATGTTAATTATTTCAACGGGATTAATTGAAATTGGTATGGAAACTATCAATCATAAAAAAGCTAAGATTATTAAACAGACTCATAAGACTAGAGAATGGATTAAGAATAGAAATAGCTTTAATGAGCTTTTGAATCCTGAGTATCTTCCAACAGTTTTACAACCTAAGATGTGGAGCTCAGTAGTTGGTGGCGGATATTGGACTAAGGAATTACCTGAGTTGGATTTGGTTAAACAAAAGAATAAACAATTTAAGAGAGAGCTTGAAAACTTTGATATGCCTGAAGTTTATAGTGCAATCAATATAATGCAAAGTACAGCTTTTAAAATTAATAAGTTTGTTTTAAATGTTATGCAAAAGGCTTGGGACAATGGGGACGCTATTGGTGGTATGCCACCTAATAGAAATTTAGATATACCAAACAAGCCTCACGACATAGAGACAAATAAAGACTCAAGAAGAGATTGGAAGAGAAGAGCTGTTATCGCTCATACTGAAAATGCTCGTATGTTTTCTAAAAGATTATTGTATGCTAAAATAATTTGGTTAGCTCAAAAGTTTAAAGACTATGCGACATTATATTATCCTTTACAATTTGATTTTAGAGGAAGAGCTTATTGTGTCCCTGCATTTTTAAATTATCAAAGTATTGGTGGAGCTAAGGCGTTGCTTTTATTTTCTAATGGTAAAGAAATAACTGAAGAGAATAGAGGTGAGTTTTGGTTAGCCGTACACGGAGCTAATATGTATGGTAATGATAAAGTGTCTTTAGAAGATAGAGTTAAATGGGTTAATGACAATGAAGAGTGGATAGTTAATTGTGCTCAAGACCCTTTCAGACATAGAGAATGGGAAGATGCCTCAAATGCTTTTCAATTTTTGGCGTGGTGTGATGAGTGGAGAAGATACCAAGCTAGAGGAATTGGAGAAAAGTTTATATCTCATTTACCAGTTAATGTTGATGGGAGCTGTAATGGTCTTCAATTATATTCTTTAATGTTAAGAGATAGTGTTGCGGGTAAGTTAGTTAATTTACTTCCGTCAGATAAACCTCAAGACATTTATCAATTAGTTGCTGACGCTGTTAATGAAAAGTTAAAAGTACACGCTTCAGAAGATAGACCTTATGCTCAGCAGTGGTTAGATTATGGAGTTAAGCGTTCTACTACTAAACGAAGTATTATGACAATTTGTTATGGCTCAACAAGATACTCTTGCACGGACTTTGTAATAGAAGATTTAACCAAGAGAAAAGATAAAGGAGAGAGCCACCCTTTTGTTGATGATTTATTTAGACCCGCTTCTTATTTGGCTAGTGTCATTTGGGATAGCATAGGGGATAATTTAAAATCAGCTAGAGTTGGTATGAAGTATCTTCAGGATATAGCTAAGATTGTTTCAAAAGAACAATTACCTATACATTGGGTTACACCAGTAGGATTTCCAGTTTATCAATCCTATCCTGAAATGAAGTCTAAAAGAGTTAAAGCTATGCTTATGGGAGAAGTTATAAAACCCCGTATCAATGCTGAGACTGATAAGACAGATAAATTGCGTATGTCAAATGGAGTAGCTCCTAATGTGGTGCACTCGGTTGATTCTGCGGGTATGATTAAGACTGTTAATTTTGCTCATAAAAACGGAGTTAAGAATTTCTGTAATGTGCACGACAGCTTTGGTACGACTGCGGGTGATGTAGAAATGTTAAATAAAAGTTTAAGAGAAGCCTTTATTGATATGTTTTCTAATCACGATGTATTGGCAAAGTTCAGGGAAGATGTTGAGAAACAATTACCTGATAAATTGAAGGCTAAATTACCTGAAGTACCCTCAAAAGGTGATTTAGATATAAATAAACTGAGGGAAAGTAAGTTCTTTTTTGCGTAAAAGCATTAAAGTACCCCTACTTAGAACAATAAAAAAGAGGAGACAAAATGGCGAAGAATAATAACGTCAAGGTAGTATCACCAGTTGGAGTTTCGCAATATGCGTGGCTAACGACACCTGATACTCGTTTTGATGAGACTGGTCATTATAAGACTAATCTTATTATAAACGCTAAAGAAGCTCAGTCATTGAAAACTCAAATTGATGCTGAGATAAAGAAAAGCGTTGCTCTTGCTAAAGAGAAGGCTAAAGGAAAAGCTATTAAAGAAGCTCCTCGTCCTTATGAAGATGAATTAATTGATGGTAAAGCGTCAGGAAATGTTATCTTTAAATTTAAGACGAAGGCAAAAATTATAGCTAAAGATGGAAAGGTTATACCTAATAGAGTTGCATTATTTGATAGTGCGGGTAAACCTATGATTGACGCTAATGTTTGGTCAGGCAGTGAAATGAAAGTATCAGCAGAATTGATACCTTATTACACAGCTATGGCAGGAGCAGGTGTGTCAATGAGACTAAGAGCTTGTCAAATAGTTAAGCTAGTTGAAGGTGGCTCAAGTAATGCTAAAGGTTATGGCTTTGAATCTGTTAAAGATGGCTATGAACAACCTGAAGCAGTCGCAGAAGAAAATGTATCGCAGGAAACTCAGGCTGACTTCTAAACAAGTCGGAATACGATACGGATTTCGTTCAGGCTTGGAAGAGTCTATAGCGAAAGAGCTTAAAGATAATCGTGTAGTGTATGAATTTGAAAAGACTAAGTTGAAATATACTAAGCCTCAAAAGATTCATACCTATACGCCTGATTTTCATTTAACAAAGAAAAAAATTTTTATAGAAACAAAAGGATTATTTACTACTCAAGATAGACAGAAAATGAAATTGATTAGGGAGCAATACCCTAATTTAGATATTAGATTTATATTTTCTAATTCAAGAGCTAGGATAAGTAAGAAATCAAAAACAACTTATGGAATGTGGTGTGAAAGATACGGATATAAATATGCCGATAAACACGTTCCGAAGGATTGGTTATGATAGGTAGAGTAATTTATAAACAAGAGAGCGTTCAATACTATTCAGAATCAAAAGATGAATGGATTGATGTAGATAATATGGACGAACAACATTGTCGTAATGCTCTTAAAAAAATTATTAGGAAGTATGGAGTGATAAGTGAGCAACATAAGAAAAGAAACTAAATATATTGTTATTCATTCTTCAGACACTAATCCGACACAGAATTTTGACGTAAAGGATATTGACATACAGCATAGAAAAGAAGGTTTGTTTTCGTGTGCATTTCACAAAGTGATTACTAGAGAAGGCGAAGTGCAAGACGGAAGAGATATACAAATCGCAGGTGCTCACGTTGATAGTAATGTTAAATTGTCAAATAAAAATTCTATTGGTATCTGTCTAATCGGTGGACAGTCAGTAGATGGTAAGCCCGATTGTAATTTTACTTTTAAACAATACGAAGCTCTTTTAGAGTTAATTCGTGATTTAAAAAAAGATTATAAAGAGGTTAAGATAGTTGGTCATAGAGATATGACCGACTCCTTATCTCCGCATTTCAACGTAACTGAATTGCTGAGATAGTTTGTTTGTACCCCTTGAGAGAGTATATAATACTCAACGGAAAATCTTAAATGATTGGAATTGTGAGGCTAAAGCTCTCAAGGGGGAAATATTTTAACAGAAAATTTTATGGAAAAACAGGAAAGCAACTTTTTATATCATACGCCGTGCAATAATTGTGGCTCGTCAGACGCTAATTCCGTCTATGATGACGGACACTCTTATTGTTTCTCG